GAGGTTGTCCAGCACGCCCATGTATCCGTTCACGTTCCTGCCTTCCACGCTGTCGGTGACGTTCCACCGCTTGAACTGAATGTTCTTGAAGTCATAGCCGCACTCGTTGCCAAACTCGTCGCGCATAAAGTAGATCACGCCCTTCCCGTTCCTCTCGTCTGCCCAGCTGAACCGTGTCGTGTCGTTCCAAATCGAGTATTTCAGCTGCCACGATTTCACCGCACTCTCGTAGAAGTAGTCGTCATTGTCATGATGAATGGCTCTTGCGTCCTCGCTCAGCGCGTTCTCGGCAATGGCAGTCACCAGCACGTCGAAGACGTGACCGGCACTCTGCGCGGTGGTAATATCCGACGACAGCACCGTCTCATAGTCGGTAATCCGATACACCTTGCCCGATGTCAGCCTTGCGCTCTGCACCATAGACAGCAATTCTCCATACGTCACGCGCACCTCCTGCTCGCCGTAGGTCGCCAGCGTCCACTCGCCGTCCTTGATGTACACCACGCCGAGCATACCCGTGTCCGTTACCTCGATGCCTCCAAACTGGCCATAGAGGCCTTTGTCGAAGACGAGGTAGAACACATCGTTATCGGGTGTCAAAGCCTCGGCTCTCGGCTGCGGCTCTGCTATTCCTGCAAAGGTCGCGCCGCCGCCAAGCTCACCCACCATGCCGAGCAACACCTGCTGTAAGATGTCGCCCGTGATTTCCTGCCGACCATTCTCACGGATTACTTCCGCAATATCGGCCTTCAACTGCTCATATTGTCCAATCATATACAATCGTTTTTAATCGTTAGTAATCCATCAAAACGCCACCCAGCGAAGGGCGACATTAGGAACTGGTTGTCCACCTCGTCCATCGTGTAGCCACGGAAGACGTTCTCCGCACGCTCATAGATACGGGTTATCTGAAAACTCCCGTCCCTCATCCATACGCCGCCATTCAGCACGCGCAGGATGTCCTCTTTTGCGGCCTCCGTATCGCGCCAGTCGCGTCCGTTATCGTACAGGCGCATATCTGCCCACACGATAAGAGAAAAGGGCGTAGAGAGCGTTGTAGAGAGTCCTGCCGCCCAATCCACGGTCTGAGGGTCTTCGATGACGAAGAAGGCGTAGCAACCGAGGTTCTGGTCAGGGGTGAGGATGAGGTATTCGCCGTCGCCCTTGTACCAGTTAGGGGTATAATATCGTTTATTGTTGATGACCTTCAACAGCCGCTCGGAACGTCCGAAGATGTGGCCGAGCCACGGCAGCTTCTCTGCCAACGCATCCTCGATATATCCTATCGGCTTGTCAAAGAGCTTCGCGTTGTCACGCTTATTCAACCTTTCCATAGAATATCCTTTACTTTTGTCATTAAATCAGTCATACCTCCACGCTCATCCATCAGCTCTGCCCATTTGTCGCTGTTCAGGCCAAAGCTGCACATGCCGTACTTCGCCATGATGCCCTGTGCGTAAATCGTCGTCGGGACTATCGCCACGGTGTCTGGGTTGAGTTGCACGTCTAACTCTGAATGAAACACGCCCGTGATATATAGGTTTGGCGCATCCGCATTCCTTGATACCGTGAACGGGTAGGATAGCGTGCCTTTCCACGCCGCGTAACGTCCTGCGCTCTCCTTAGATTTGAAGTAACCCATCGGCTTCAAATCCTCGGAATAGTATGGGCGCAAGTCCTCGCCGCTGCTGTCCTTACCTTCAAGGAGCTGTATCTGCTGCAACTCCATGATGTCGTCGCGGTGGCTCTCCATCACCTCACGCTGCACGTCGTTACGCTCCAACGCATCGTTGAGTGCCTTCGCATTAGCCAGCAGCTGGTCGATTACGCTCATACCGTCCTATATCTTGCGCCGACAGGTCGGCAGGTGAGACAAATGCGGTCAATCCCTCGCGTATCAAGGTCAAGAGCCTCATACGCCTTGCGCAGGTCGTAGCCGAGACCCGTTGCTCGTCCCTCGGTGTTGCCGTCCACCTCATAGAGGAGGTCATTCTTGCTCGCGTTCGACTGGTTGCGGTTTACCCTTACATGGGGATTGAGTGCCAGCGTCCTCAATACCGTCGCCGCCATTTGACGCTGAATGACCGTTGCGAACATCTGCCGCTGCTCAATAATAAAGTCGGTCAAATCGCAACCCACCGACACCTCGACATTCAGACCGTAGTTCATGGTATTCGTGTAGATATTGTCCTCGATGTCCCACATTTCGGGATATTCCGCGAACGTCTCCAACGATGGGACTTTGAACGGGCTGATGTTGATGTACTTTGTCAGCTCTCTCCACGCTTCAAGGTTGCCACGGTTGCACGTCCCGCACGGCTCTCTCGACCAATCACGGGCGACATTGATAGCCTCCATGCCAACGGGAAGGTCTGCCTGATTGTAGCAGAGATACCACGCGCCTCCGCTGTCATTCGCCTCGCTGATATATGGCATATACCAGTCTTCAAGCGTGAACCATTGGAAGCCTCCGTTGGTCTTCGTGTACTCCACGTCGGCCACCTTGATGGGGTCTACCTGTGACGAATGGAACAAATACAACCGTACCTTGCCTGTCGCGCCCGTCATCTGCAAGCCGACGCGCTCAATCTTCGCCGTGACACCCATCGAATAGGCTGGTGTTATCTCAAAGCCGACGATACGCTGACCGCTCGGTAGGGTGGCATTCAGCCGCCCAGCACCATCGAAGAATGTACGCCGCTCCAACAGGTTCTTGCTCTCTTTGAGTAGGCTCTTTGTCTGCAAGAATGTCTGCACGACCTGCGCGATGACACGCTCTTCCAGCTTCACCAAGAAATCGCTCATCATATTGTACGGCAACCAGTAGTCGGCACCGTAGTCATCGTTGTAGTCGTTGTTGAAGTCCCTTGCTGGCGGCTCTTTGTTCACGCTCTCACGCCCTGCGATGTACACCTGTCCTTTGTGCTGCACCTTGTCGCCAGCCTTGTATCTGAGAAGGCTGTTCCAACGAGGGTAGTTACCCACGAACACGTCAGGCATCACCGCGCGGACATTATCGAGCGTGCATAACGGGTGTGCGCCCTGAAAGACAAGGCCGCTCTCCGTGACGGTCAGAGCCTCGTCAATCATGTTCTCAGGCGTGAAGTCCTGCTCCCAGCCGACAACAGGCCGCAATGCTTCTTGTATCTCTTTTATCCGTATCATGGTTAGTTATTAGAAAAGGGGAACGGGGTTCTTTCGCCCGTCCCCCCTGACAACTAAAACACAAAAACTCAACTAAGCGAAGTCGCTTGCATTCGTAACGTACACGGGCATTGCTACGGGCGTGTTGGCTGCTGGTGCGGCGATGCTGGCCTTGACAATCGGGTTGGCAACCGTTGTCGGGTCGCTGTTGTAGGCCACGATGAAGGCCACGTCCACGCTGAAGCCAAAGTACTCCTTGACGTTGCACACCATATCTTCACTGGCTGCGCCAGCGATGGCAGACTGGTCGCCCACGGCGGTGTAGTAGTGACTACCCACAGGCAGGTCGATGTACGGGAGACGCACAACATCCCACTCATGGAAGTTGGCGGATGCACGGCGGAGAGCCTCACGGTCTACACGGGTGAGAACGCCGACGTTACCATCAGCCACGGCAAAGAATGTTCCAATCTTGCTGGCTGCGTTGGTCACGTTGTTGGTGTAGTGTATGACCTTGTTGTCATACTCCATGCGTTTGTTCACGTCGTTGTAGATGCCGTGCTGCGCGAGCTTGCGGATAAGGCTGTCCACGCCAGCGTTGCCGATGACGTGAACGAGCTGCGGATAGCAATTGGCTCTCATAATCGGGTTCACGTCGCCGAGGATTTCCGTTGCCATCTGCGTCGGCACTTCGATGACGTTCGATGTGACGGTGTACTGAAGCTGGTCTTTGTAGACCTGTGTCTTCTGAGCCTCCAGCGCGGCCACTGCAGCGGTGTCGAGGGCGTTGGCCAAAGCACGGCACACCTTCTCCATCTTGCGGTTGAAGTCATGCTGGTAGGTAATCTCGTTGTTCATGTACAAGGTCGGCACCATTGTGAAACCTACTGAATAGGTCGTCCACACAACGGTGTAGAGTGCCGAGGTGTTCTCGTCATCTGCGATGGTGCATGAACGGACGTTGCTCACCGTCACGTCTGCGTCGTAGTCAATGACAGGAACCTGCACGGTGTTACCGATGCTGGCAAAGGCACGGTCGCGCAGATTCGGTGAAATGATGCTGTTCGGCGCGTCGGTCTGCTCGATGAAGAAATCCAAGGCACCGTACTCGCACGGACGCGTCATGTTACGGTCGAGTTCGGGGTTCTCAATGCGCCAGTTCTGAAGTCTGGTTGCTACTAAACTCATGATAATTGATTTTAAAAGTAAAACAATTTAGGCTAACCCTTTGCCCGTTCTAATAATAGTCACTTGATAGGTAATGCCGAGATGTTGTTGTCCTTCCACGCTGCATCCATTGCCGCCTGAAAGTCCTTTGATCCGTTCACCATCCCCTTCGTCATCAGCTGACGGGCGATGATGTCCTGCGCCTCCGTCTGCGTCCTTGCGGTCGATACATCCACGGGAACGCTGTCACCTGTCTTCGTCGGCGGTGTCGTGCCACTCCCAGCGGCCTTGCGGCCTTCGTCGAGCATGCCCATCG